AATAATGCTAATGCCACGGACAAGGTTCTTGGCATTACTGGTGACATGTATATGACGAGTCCAGTAGGATCATCGTCTCCTACTAGTATTCGCTTTTCTGAAGGTGGAACTATTACTGGTAATGGATCAGCGCGAATTTATTGGGATGGTCCTAATTATTCTGATGGAAGCAATTTCCTTGGTTTTGAAACTAATTCATCAACTAGATTAGCAATAACCTATGATAGTGCTATTGGTATTAATACCATTAGACCTAAAGTTAGATTACATATGATTGGTGAACATACCACCACTCAATTTAGAATGACATTACCTGCTTCTGCCAATGGTGGTGGAACTGGTGATATTAACATGCAAATGTGGGTGTCTGAAGGAAACGCAACCTGGGATGCTGGTGGCATTGGTATGAATGTCAGTAATTATAATACTGAAACTTACCCAACAAATGTACCAGATAGTGATGGTGGATGGTTCCCTAGATTAAATACTGGAATTGGTCAAGCATACCTAAGATTCTTTCCCAATGGTGGTAGGATTCGTTTCTCGACAAGAGATAATGATGGCACTGGGTATCAGAACCAAATCACCATGGAGAAAGGTTCTCTTGGTATTAACACCACTAGTGGACTTGGTACTTATAGATTAGTTGTTAACGGTAATATTAACTTCACTGGTGATCTATATCAAAATGGAACAATTTTTGAAACTCTACCACCACAAAGCGCATCTACAATTGGCGCTGCATTGAGATCTGATGGCACCAATGCTTTCTGGGATATTGGTGATCCATGGGGTGGTAACGGTACTGATGATCTTCCACATGCAGTAGAAGATAGATATAGAGTTGGATTCCAAATTAGCAGAGGATATGCTATGGCGGGATATAAGAACAGCACATCTTATAAGAATGTGTGTTCTATCAACATGTCTAACAATACCCTCACAAACCATGGAGACATTCTAACAAATGGTCAGGGTTACTGTGCGGGAGCACAAAACCTAAGCATGTACGCATACGTTATGATTGCGGTTAACGGTGTTGGTGGTACTGGATCTACAGTATCGAAGATCAACATGAATACATCAACGAACGCAAATACTACATCTATTAATAATAATAGATCTGCTACAAGTCTGATGAGACGTGACTTTAAGTATGCGTATGTTTATGGTAATGGAGATAGCAGACCTGATAGATTCAACTTGAATAACGACACTTCTGGTCTGGCACCAAATGGAAACCCATCAGGTGCTGAGAACAACCCAGCAGGTGGTTTTGGTGCTACTTATGGATGGACTAGAAGATCTGGAGCATACTTGTTTAGTTGGTCCAATGAAACGTATGCTGCTTGGCCAAACTCTCCTGGCACTGATGGATCTAACAAAACCTTAAATGCCAGACATGGATTTAATTATTGGAACACTGCTGGTGGATATAGAACATCATCAAACCTTTCTAAGAGAAGTGCTCTTACAGGTTCTGAGGCAACTCAAGTTGGTAAATTTGAATGTGGAGAAGAAACTTTCTTTACAGGCATGAACCGTGGATATATGTGTGGTATGTATGATGGTGCTCAGAAGAACACAGGAGCAGTTCTAAATTATGCCGCTGAAACATTTACTGCTGATAGTAATATAGATAGAGTGGGACCACCTGGATCTGCTTCTGGAGCTGGTGCTGAGTTTGGTACAGTTCTAGCAGGTTACGACGGAGTATAAAAATGAGAAGTTATTATCTTACAAATTCCAGAGCAGTATCTAAACTGTATTCTTTTAAAACACATGGAGAAATCCTTAATTGGAGATTCTTCTCTATAGATTATCTTGATAAAGATAACTTAAAAGAACTAGCTCCACGATGTATTGAAGTGGAAAAGGATGTTGCTATATTTGGTATTAAATCTTGGGGAGAAACTAGAGATGAAATTTCTGTGTATAACACAGAGTGTGAAGTAGATAATCAATTTGAAGATTTTGATGTTGTAGCAGTAGATCCTGCAGATACTCAAGGGAAGATTAAAATTCCTATGAGTGACAAAAGAAAAGGTGTTGTTAAAAAAGCAATGAAACTAGTTGCTAAACTCATCATCGAAGATGAATACGATACCAAGTATCGTAGATATTTGGCAAAGACTTCTGCGTTAGAAAGAGATACATGGAAGTATCAGATTGAAGACACTGACTTTAGAAATTCTCTAGCTGATGTTAAAGGAAAGGAAAGAGAAGAATTTGGTAATACTGTTTTTAGTAGTGGAAACTCCCACGAGGACTATGTAAAAGCATTATACATAGAGTGTCAGACATTAAAACAAAAATTTTATAATGCTGAGACTATTGAAGATCTGAGTGTTTTATATGAAGATCATTTCAATCTTCCAATGCAATCTCATCTTGCTATTAAGTTGGGTAGAGAAATTGTTAATGCTGATGAACCAAACGAAAGACGAGATGTTGGAGTTGGTTTGAATTTTTAAATTAATTTTTGAATCGCCATGGCAGTTGACGCAAACGAATTAGATATTGAGACTATTATTGATATCTCAAAAAAATGGGCAAGTGGCATGTCGCCCCAACAATGTGACATGTATGTCATCCATTCTCAAGTTACAAAAGACAGACAAGTAAAACAGTGTCTGATGGAAATTGAGAATAGAAATCACAATTTACAAAAACTTGATATTGAAAAAAGAAAACACGAAGTAAACCTTAGAAAGGTTACTGCTTTGTATGAGGCAGAAGAAGATCCTGATGAAAAAGAACTTCTTCAAATTGAGCTCGATAGTATGGCTTTAGATTTTGATGTCTTTAAGCGCAGAAAAATTACACAAGAAAAAGAAATTCAAAGTTTCTTTCAATGGTTGCTTGACGAAGGTTTTACTGCTGATGAACTAGAAAGAAGACTAGAATACGATCCTGAGGAAGAAAGGAAGTATTGGATTTCTAGAATGGGTAAGCAAGCAGCGATGGATCTTGCATTCCAAGGAAGAGTTGGAACAGGCAATTTAGATTCTATTGCTATGATGAAAGAGCAGGATCAGAAAGCAATTTTGGAAATTGCTTTACAATACTCTGCGCTGTATAATGTGAGTATGAAAAAAATTCAAGAGAGACTTACTCCATACATCGAACAACTAGAACAAAGTTCTGATGGAGGACTGCCAACATTCCATGGTATTGATGACGGTCTTGAAATTGGTTTATTGAGTGAATTAAAAACTATTAAAGGTGAATTGAATGCTGCCAAACCATCCACGCCAAGTCTTCAGCTTACCTATAAACCCAAAGCTTCCTGAAGATTTTGTAGAAAATATATTCATTCCCTTTCTAATCAAGCATAGGGAATATATTTTTGATTTATATTTTACCTGTAGGATGCCTCCTTTTACACAGGACGCTATGGGAGATCTCTTTGGCAATCCAAAGGACACGACTTTTGGTGCTTTGTATATTTCAAAGAAAACAGGTATTCCACTATCTGCTACGTTTAACAACATTTATGTTAGACCAGACCAGGAAACTTTAGATTTGTTTATCAAAAATTTTAAATACGTTTATGACAAAGGTGTGAGAATTGCTACTATTCCACACACCTCTTGGTTGATGACTGGACAAATTCAAAAAGCATTCCCAGATCTCTTTATAAAGAATACTATTCTACGAGAAGTTACAAGACCAAATGAAATTGTATCCTTAGCAAAAGCAGGGTTCCATTACATCAATCTAGATAGAGATTTGATGCGTGATAGAGATCAACTTGTAGCAATTAAGGAAGCAAAAGATTATTGTGAATCTATTGATAAACCAGTAAAGATTTCTCTGCTTGCCAATGAGAATTGCTGGGGTGGTTGTCCTATCATGCCAGAACATTATCATTACAATAATACTAGGAGTGGAGATAATCCAGAATATTTTGCTGATGCTATTAGTAGAATCTCATGTTCTTCCTGGGACATCCACGATTCTTCTTCTCCGTTAAAGGCAGCAATTCTACCTCCATGGAAAGAAGATTGGGAAGAATTCATTGACCTAGGTATTGATGTATTTAAAATGCATGGTAGGGAGTCTGCTACAAGACTCAAAGAAAGCATGGACATCATTGAGAACTGGGCAAATGAAAATGAATATTTGTTTCCAAATTTTGACGAGTTTATTCATGACATTCATATCGAGAATAAACCTATCGACATATGGAGAGAAAAAATTAAATCATGTAAATTTGATTGTTGGAAATGTAACTACTGCGAATCTGTAATCGAATCTAGAAAAAGAAAATACGACAGAGATAACCACAAGTATGTCTATCATGTTTTAGATTCACTTGACAAGTCAGGTAGATATGAATCTAAATTTGATGCTGATAGTTATGACATTGAAGGATTAACTTCTGATAGAGTTAGACACTTCTTGAATAATCTTTGCTCCATGGAAGAAGCAAAGTATTTAGAGGTGGGTTCTTATGCTGGCAGCACATTCTTTGCTGCTACCATGAATAATGATATCCCATCATTTGCTGTTGATAATTATATTTGTAATGTGTCTCCAGCAAGATTGGATGTCAAATGGAATGGTTATTCTGCTCCCAAAAAGAAGTTCTTAAACAATAGGAAAAAGTATAAGTCTGGAAAACTTATTGACAAACACATCCAAGATGTCAATTTGTTTGATCTAGGAAACACTAAAGTTAACGTTGTATTTTATGATGGAAGTCATGAATACAAAGATCAACAGAAAGCATTAGAAACTGTCTTACCATTGACCGATGATACATTTATTTTAGTTATCGATGACGCAAATTTTAAAGATGTGGTAGAATCTGCTAAGCAGTTTATATCCGATAACAAGTTGACTTCTCTATATGAAAACCAACTTCTCACGACCAAGTATGAAGACGCCACTAGTTGGTGGAATGGTTTATTTGTAGCGGTTTTGAAAAAATGATACTATACGATCTCTTTCCCAATCCAGTTTTTGGAATAGAATATCCAAACCATAAAGAATTGAAAGAAGTAATTTTCAATATTATGGAAGAGAACAAAGATAACTTTGAGGTTAATGGACAATCTTCCAACTTACATCACCTCAATAATAAATTGAGCGAATCTATTTTACATGATGGACCATTTGAAGATTTTAGAGAATGGGTGGAAGAGTCATGTTCAGATTATGTCAGCGATTGTCTGGGATACAATTTACCAGATAAAATGATGGTTACAGATAGTTGGTTGAATAAATGCGACAAAGGTGGATCTCAACATCCACACTACCATTCAAATGCATATATCTCTGGAACTTATTATGTAAATTTTGAAGAGGGTCATTCTCCTCTCATGTTTAATAAAAGATCTGCTTTACTATTTCCAAACCATCCAACGATTGTTTTAGCAGAGAATGATGACTTTATCACTAAGTATAATACTGACTCTGCTGTATATCCACAAGAGGGTGAATTGTATTTGTGGCAATCTCAAATGACACATAGTGTTCCAGAGAATGGAAAAGACAATCGTGTCAGTCTTTCTATGAATTTTATGCCAAATGTTGTAAGTAATACAAGATATGGTTTCCGAGTGGAGTATGCGGAATGATTGATTATAATGATATCGCAGAGAGATTTCCAGAAAGTAAATGGGATATTGGATTGCTCAGAGGAACAGAATATAAAAAAGTTCTGAACTCACCTGTAAAAGCAGCATGTCATTTTAAAGGTGAGATGTTGACCAATCGTTTACAAGCACCTTATCAATCAGACAACACTTTAGTCTTTGCTAGATTATCAGAACACGCTGCTGATTATTCTCTCTATGAAGAAGCAGCAAGTTACCTTTCAGATTACATTGAACAAGGAAAGTGTGTTCAGGTGTATGTCAATTTTAAAGAAGCGGCAATACAATCTGGACTTGGTGTCAGAGCTAAAAACTCTTTGATATACAATAAGAAGTTTGGATTCCAATGTAAGTTATGTGCATTTACATTTCTAGATGATTTGGTAAATGCTCCAGAACCACAAATAAACAAAGGACAGTTAGACCTCTGTGAGGGGTGTGATGATTGTATTAAACACTGTCCAGCAAACGCTATCCATGAAGATTTTATTGATGGTAATGCTTGTGATACATTTGTTGGAGTAGGTAATAGTCCAGATCAAATGTCTATTAAATGGTTCTGGTATGAGTTAGTCAAACCAGACATTCCAAAAGAGGTCGTTGAGTCCTGGAATACCTTGGATGATTTTAAAAACATTGTTTGGGACAATGGTTATGAGATGACTCCAAATGGTTTGATGAAAGATGGAGAAGTAATACCCATGCCTTTGTGTAGGTTATGTCAACAACAACCAAAATGTAGTAAAGTACCAGTATTATTATGATGTTAAATATTGGACCATGGCATGTCAATCCATGTTTTTCCATACCAGTCACATCTTCTGATTTGGATGCCAATATAAGTTTTCTTTTGAAAACTATGTCCAAAAAAGCAGAGTGGGTTGAAGACAATCCAGATACAGGAATCAACGGATTTTATTCTAAAGATAGAAATGTACTAGATTCTGATCCATCAATAAAAGAAGGACTTACATCTATCTGTAAAGACTACATTGTAAATGCGTTATCGTATGATACTGATATTGAAATCACAACCTCTTGGTTCACAAAGACTCTGAAAGGTGGTCAGTGTGTAGAGCATTCACACTGCAATTCTTGGTTTAGTGCTGTCATATATTTTGGAGACTATGATGAGAAATCAGCACCTCTGGTATTTTCAGTTGATCCTCCACAAGTATTGGTTCCAACATCTATGCCAAATTTTCTGAACTCATACAACTTGACAATTGAATCGGAAAAGAATAAAATAATTATATTCCCCAGTCGTTTGAGACATAAGGTTATTACACACCATTCCAATATCCCTAGGTATTCGTTATCGTTCAATATAATGCCTGTCGGAACAGTTGGGGAAGGAGACTCTACATACACGTATAAATAAATCTACACATTATTCTTTATCAAAAATGGATACTGAAGCACTTAAGAAGAATTTTAATGAGCAGCTAGAACAAGCTGATAAGCAAATTGCTGAATTGGAAGGCAATCTCATGAAAGCAAGAGAATACAAATTGAAACTACAGGGTGGTCTAGAAACTCTGGAACTTCTTAACCCATCAGAAGAGGAAGCACCAGCAGAAGCAGCACCTACTGAAGTAGCAGAATAATCCCAGATCCCTTCTTCCTAAATAGGTAAGAAGGGATTTTTTGTGTGTAATGGCATCTCCAAATTCAAGAGCTGAACTCATCACATATTGTAAGAGGCAGCTTGGTGAGCCTGTCCTACAAGTAAACATTGACGACGAGCAGGTAAACAACGTTATTGATGACACCATTCAGTTCTTCCAAGAGAACTGTTACAATGGTATGGAACGTGCTTACTTATATCATGAAATCACTGCTGATGATAAAACTAGGTTTGCTGCTAGTGTAACTACTACAGAAGGAACTACTAACTGGTTAGAAGCTACTAATTACATTCCAATTCCTGATCATGTAGTTGGTATCACCAGAGTTTTTGGTCTTGTCAGCAACTCAATCCGTTCTAATCTTTTTGGTGTTGAGTATCAGTTATATCTAAATGATTTGTACGCATTTGGATCACTTGATATTCTCAACTATTATATGCATAAACAATATCTAGAAACTCTAGATATGGTTCTAAACAATGGATCTTTCCAACAGTTTAGATTTACAGCACGTCGTGATCGTCTGTACTTAGATATTGATAAAGACTTCCTCAAAGAAGGAACTAACGTTCTTATTGAATGTCATCGTCTTGTCGATCCTACAGATGCAACAGAGATGAACAATGATCCCTTTGTCAAGAAATATGCCACTGCTCTGATGAAGAAACAGTGGGGTATGAACTTGATTAAGTATAACAATGTTCAACTACCTGGCGGCGTAACACTCAATGGTAGAGAAATCTACACAGACGCACTAGCAGAGATCGATAAGATTGAATCTGAAGTTCTTAGCAAGTACGCAATCCCACCAATGGATATGATCGGATAAAATGCCTACCAGTCCCTATTTTCCAACATACTACCAAGGTCACAGTGGCGAGCAAGGTCTTGTTCAGGATCTTGTGGATGAACAAATTAAACTGTTTGGTACAGATATCTACTACATCCCCAGAGTAGTTCTACAAGACAGCACTCTGGACGAAGTTAGATACTCTAAGTATCAAGAACAGTTCCAGATTGAGATGCTTCTGCAGAACGTCATGGGTTTTGGTGACAATGCTGAGTTCATCTCCAAGTTCGGTTTAAGAATTACAGATGAAATTATCTTCCGTGTGTCTACAAGACGCTGGGATGAAGAAGTAGCAGAGCATAGTCCTAACCTTACTATTGATAGTAGACCCAATGAGGGAGACTTATTATACTTCCCATTGACACAGGACATCTACGAAATCAAGTTTGTTGGTAAGGAAGAACCATTCTTCCAGTTTGGTAAAATCCAATTCTATGCTATCACTGCTGAGATCTATGAGGTTGGCAGTGATGACTTTGATACTGGAGTGGCAGAGATTGATGCAGTCGAGCAACTCTTTGATAATTCAATCAAACTCTTCATGGATCCTGGTGGTACAGGAGACTTCACGGTAGGTGAAGAAGTTGTTGGTGATGAATTCTTAGCAAAAGCTACATCAACTATTACAGGTGATGCCGTAACTGCCATAACTATTACAGATGGTGGATCGCATTATAAGGTTGCTACACCACCATCAGTAACTATCACAGGAGGCGGTGGAAGTGGTGCTACAGCGACTGCTACAGTTAGTAGCACGGGTATTGTTAACGGCATTACTATCACAAGTGGTGGTAGTGGGTACAATTCTGTACCTACTGTCACAATTGACTACTCACCCAAAGACAATAGAGCAGAAGTCAAGTCCTGGGATAGTGCTACAAGAGCACTCGAAGTCATCAACAGAACAGGAACCTTTACTACCGCTGAAGTAATTACTGGTCTAACATCAGGTGCTAAGTGGAGTCCTGAGACATTTGACACTCTAAATAATACCAACAGCAACTACGATCAGAATAGACAGATCGAAGATAGTGCGGATAATATTATTGATTGGACGGAAGGAAATCCGTTCGGTGAATATGGTAATCAGACAGGTAGCTTCTAATGTTAGGATCACATTTTTACAATCAGATTGTTCGTAAGAACATCATTGCTTTTGGTACTCTTTTCAATAATATCAACATGAAGAGTACAGATCCTTCTACAGGAGATGTACTTGAGGAAATCAAAGTTCCTTTGGCATATGGTCCAAAGCAAAAGTTTCTTGTTCGTTTAGAAGAGAACGCAGCATCTAGCAAAGTAGCAATTACTTTGCCTCGTTTATATTTTGAAATGACAGGTATTGAATACGATGCTACTCGTAAAACATCACCAATTCAAAAATATAAAACTATCATCGACGGCAATGGTGATGAAGTAAGGGTACAGTATGTTCCTGTTCCTTATAATCTAAGTTTTGAGTTGGGAGTTATCGCTAAGTCTCAAGATGATGCGCTACAAATTGTAGAGCAGATTTTACCATACTTCCAACCATCATTCTCTGTTACTCTCAACATGATTCCAGACATGAATGAGAAGAGAGATGTTGCTATTGTTCTGAATAACATCTCAGGAGAAGATGAGTGGGACGATACTTTTCTTAATCGCAGATACATTGCTTACACATTGAACTTTACAATGAGGTCTTATCTCTACGGTCCTTATAACACCGCAGATGTTATCAAGAAGGCAATCATTCACGAGACAATTGGCGACCTATCTGTAAATCGTAGATCTATTACTAGAACATATACACCCAAAGCAAAAACAGATATCAATACCGATGGCGTCATTGATGTCAATGATGATGCACTTCTAGACGCTGGTGATGACTTTGGATTTAATGAAGGAATTGAATTCTTATGAGTAACCTAGAAGAAAACATGGAAGACATTCTCAACATTACTGCTGAGCCTGTTAGTGAACCATCTAAACCAGTTCCACCTAAGGTGGATGAGGAGGATCGTGAGAAGGATTATCGATATACCAGGGGTGAGTTATACAGTCTCATAGACAAGGGTCAGGAGGCGGTTAACGGTGCCTTAGAGGTCGCACAGGAGTCAGGGCACCCTAGAGCATATGAAGTCGCTGTAGCGGCGATGAAGCACGTTGCAGACATGACTGAGAAACTCC